ACTACTTGTATGTTGCGTCTGGCGGAGAGTTGTACCGGGCCGACGGCAACTACAACACGTCGTTTTTAGGCTACATCGACGGCAGCGGGCCGGTCAGCATGGTGGACAACGGCGAGCAGTTGTTCATCGCCTGCAACCCCAGCGCGTTCATCTACAACGCCAGCACGGGCGTTTTTGAGCAGATCACGGACCCTGACTTTCCCGGCGCCGTGACTGTTGGCTACCTCGACGGCTATTTTGTCTTCAACCAGCCCAACAGCCAACGGTTCTGGGTGACGTCGCTCAACGACGGCACGCAAATCGACCCCTTGGACTTTGCCAGCGCCGAGGGCAACCCGGACGATGTGGTGGCGCTGAACGTCAATCACCGCGAGGTGTGGCTATTTGGCACCAGCACGGTGGAGGTCTGGTACAACGCTGGCCTGGCTGACTTTCCGCTCGCTCGCATCGCGGGCGCGTTCATGGAAGTTGGTTGCGCGGCGCCGTACAGCGTGGCCAAGCTGGACAACTCGGTGTTTTGGCTGGGGTCCGATATTCGCGGCAACGGCATCATCTACCGCAACAACGGCTACAACGCCCAGCGCATCAGCACGCACGCCGTTGAGTGGCAAATCCAGCAGTACGACGTCATCAACGACGCCATCGGGTACTCGTACCAGCAAGACGGCCACCTGTTCTACATCCTCACGTTCCCTACCGCCAACGCAACGTGGTGCTATGACGCCACGACTGGCGCGTGGCATGAGCGTGCGGGGTGGGACGGCGTGAAGTTTGTGCGGCACCGCAGCAACTGCCAAGCCAACTTCAACAACGAGATCTTGGTCGGCGATTGGCTCAACGGCCTTGTGTACGCTTTTGACCCCGAGATCTACAGCGACAACAACGCCATCCAGCGTTGGCTGCGGTCGTGGCGGGCGTTGCCGACCGGCCAGAACGACCTGCGTCGTACGGCGCATCACACGCTGCAGCTTGACTGTGAGGCGGGGGTCGGCGTGTTGGACTCTGAGACGTTCCTGCTGCTGCTTGAAGATGGCGACTATTTGCTGTTGGAAAACGGCGACTACATCGCGTCTACCAGCGCCGGCACGGTGCTGGGGGCTGATCCCAAGGTCATGCTGCGCTGGAGCGACGATGGCGGTCACACCTGGTCTAACGAGCACTGGTCCCGCATGGGCAAGATCGGCGAGTATTACCACCGCGTGTTCTGGCGGCGCCTTGGCATGACGCTCAAGTTGCGCGACCGCGTGTACGAAATCAGCGGCACAGACCCCGTGAAGATCGCCATCATGGGGGCCGAAGTGTTGATGTCTCCGACGAGGGCGTGACATGCAACTGGCCCCCCGCGTGCCGGCTTCGCGTGACCCGCTGGTAGATGCTGGGGCGCTGACCACCCGCGCCTGGTTCCGCTTCTTTCAGTTGCTGGAATCTTCAGTTGAGAATTCTGCGCTGCGTCAATACACCATCGTGCAAAACTCCACCGGGTTTACGATGGCCAAAGGCACGGCGGTGGGTTTTGCGGGCGTGGGCAGCAACAACGTGCTGTCAGTTACACCCTACCTCGCCAACGGCAGCACGCCCACGCTGTTCATTCTTGGAGTGCTGGCCGAGCAGATACCTGACAGCGGATCGACGGGGCTGTGCTGCGTGTGGGGCGAGGTCAGCGGCATCGACACCAGCGCGTTCAACGTCGGGGACATTCTGTACGCCAGCCCGACAGTGGCCGGGGCGTTCACCAACGTCAAGCCTACCGCGCCGAACAACGTGATCCCGCTGGCCGCAGTGCTGATTAAGAGCGCCACAACAGGCGTCATCTTTGTGCGGCCAACGATTGAGCAGGAGTCGTACTACGGCGAGTTCACCCGCACCACCAACCTGAGCGCCGCGGCGATCGACACGGCGTACCCAATCGCGCTGACCAACACTGAGGTGGCTGGCGGGGTGACTCTGACCGGCTCACCGACTGACCGGCTTCAAGTCCCGCAGTCGGGCCTGTACCAGTTCTCGGCCCGGTATCAGTTGTCGTCTACCAGTTCGTCCTTGAAAAACGCGCGGTTTTGGTATCGGTTAAACGGCGCAACCGACTTGGACCACAGCGCCGCTATCGTGTCAGTTGACTCCAACAACGGGTACGCCACAATATCAACGTCCGAAGTCGTTTCATTGGCGGCAAACGATTACATTCAGTTGATGTGGGCGGTTGACAATACTGCACTCTCGCTGTCGGCAGTGGCGGCTACGGGTTACGCACCTTCCGCTGCTTCTGTGTGGGTGGCAGTCACTCAGGTTCAACAGTAAGAGGACACTATGGCGGTCAGCCTTTCCTTGTACGCGGGCGCAGGCGCTCAGTTTTTCGACAACAACGGTGTGCCGCTCAACGGCGGGCTGATATACACCTACGGCGCTGGCACCACCACGCCCGTGTCGACGTACACCAGTTCGTCTGCGGTTACCAACAACACCAACCCTATCGTGCTGGACAGCGCTGGCCGCACGCCAGCGCAGATTTGGCTGACGGCAGGTGCGTCGTACAAGTTCGTGCTGCAGACGTCTACGGGCGTGCTAATCAAGACGGACGACAACATCTACGCTTCGTATGAGTTGACCAAAGAGGTCGGCGTCACGGTCGGCCAAGGCGGCAACCAGATCGCCACCAACGTGGCGGTCGGCAACACGGCGCTGGACTCCAACACGACCGGCACCAACAACACCGCGACCGGCTACGACGCGCTGACGGCCAACACGGACGGCATCCAGAACACGGCGGTCGGCGCTTCGGCGTTGGACGCCAACACGGGCGGCGACTACAACACGGCTGTGGGTTACAGCGCGCTGACGACTGCCACCACGGCCAACTACAACACGGCGGTTGGCTACCGGGCGCTGAACGCGGCGTTGACAGGTGCTGGCAACACCGCGCTCGGTAGCGACGCGCTGCTGCTGGCCACGGGAGCCAACAACACGGCCATCGGCTACTTGGCGGGCAACGCGCTGACCACGGGGTCCAACAACACGATGATCGGCCACGACGCTGACGTCTCGTCGGCCACGGTCAGCAACGAGGTGACAATCGGCAATAGCAGCGTCACGTCGTTTCGCATCCCTGGCCTGACGCTCACGTTCAGCGTCAAGTATTTCAATCACGGCACGCTGACGGTGGCTACACTTCCGGCTGCGGCCACCGCAGGCGCTGGGGCGCGGGCCTTTGTGACGGACGCTAACGCCACGACGTTCGCGTCGATTGTGGCTGCCGGTGGGGCGAACGGCGTTCCTGTGTACAGCGACGGCACCAACTGGCGCATCGGGTGAGGTAAAACATGGCAATCGATCTTCGGTCTGTTGACTGGTCTAAAGGCTCGCAGATCATCAATGGCATAACGTATTCACCTGTGTTTGAGGGTCAAACTGCGGGCGAAGGCGGCGTCATGGAAGGTGGGTATTTGGCCTACATCCAGCGCCACACCCCCGGTCAGAACACCTATGAGACGCTTGACCCGACAACGGGGCAAGTAATTGGTACGTACGAAGGGGAAAAAGATCGCGGATTCTTTGGTGGTTTGGTAAGCCACGCCGGCAGCATTGGTAAGGATGTGGCGCCGCTGGCGTTGGCCGCTCTAGGTGTCAATGCTTTAGGCGCAGGGTTGGGGCAAGCCAGCATTTTTGGCCCGGGTGCTGCTGCCGGGGCTGGTGCTGGCGCTGGTGCTACGAACCTGACGCCCGCTGCGCTGGAAGCCGCCATTGGCACGCCAGGCTACGGGTACAACGCTGCTGCTGCCGCGTCGGGCATCACGCCGTCTGCTGGCTTTGCAGGCATGTCGGCTGCTGATTTCGGTATGACTGGCGCGCAGACCGCCGCGTATGACGCAGTTATGGCTGCTGGCGGAACCGCCGCAGACGCATTAGCTGCGGCTGATCTTGCCGCAACGCAAATTGTGCCTCCCGGCGGTACGCCTCCCGGCGGTACGCCTCCCGGCGGTACGCCTCCCGGCGGTACGCCTCCCGGCGGTACGCCACCCGGCGGCACACCCGCTGTTGCAACAACCCCCACCGGCACGCCGCCCGGCGTTACGCCTCCCGGCGGTGCAACTACCGACCCGTTCGCGTACTTGTTGCCAGCCATCGGCTCGTTGATCAGCGGTTACACGCAAGGGCAGTCCGCCAAAGAGGCAGCGGAAGTAACCGCTGCGGCGTCTACGCGGGCGGCGGAAATGCAGCGCGACGCGCAGCGTGAGGCGCTGGCGCTGCAGGCGCGGATGTATGACGAGGCGGTTGCTCGTCAGCAGCCGTATTACCAAGCCGGCACCAACGCGCTTGCGCAGATGCAGCAGCGCACCAACGCCATGCCGGAAGCGTTCCAGTATGGCGGCGAGATTCCTCAGTTTTCGTACACCGGCCAGCAGCCGGCAGCGTTCCAGTACACCGGCCAGCAGCCGACATTTGAGTACGGTGGGCAGCCGCCAGAAGCGTTCAAGTTCACCGCTGAGAATTTCCAAGCCGATCCTGGCTACGGGTTCCGTTTGAGCGAGGGCCTGAAGGCGCTGGAGCGCAGCGCTGCTGCGCGTGGCGGTCTGCTGAGCGGCGGTACTGGCAAGGCGCTGACTCGTTTTGGCCAAGAGATGGCGTCTCAGGAGTTCGGCAACGCTTACGGTCGGGCCTTCAATGAATACGGCGCAGCGCGTCAGCGCGAGCAAGAGCAGTACGGGCGGGGGCTGACCGCTTTTGACATCGCCCGCCAACGCGAGGCGCAGGAGTACGGGCGCGGGCTGACCGGCTACGACATCGGTCGGCAGCGGGAGCAGGAGCAGTATGGCCGGGCGCTGACCGGCTACAACGCGCTGCGTTCGCGTGAGAGCGATATGTATGGCCGGGCGCTGACCGGCTACAACGCGCTGCGCCAACGCGAGGCCGATCAGTACAACCGTCTGGCTGGGCTGGCCGGCATCGGCGGCACGACGGCGCAGCAGTTGACGGCTGCGGGTCAGAATTACGGCAGCCAAGCCGGTAACCTGATGGCCAACACCGCGACCAATTTGAGCAACCTCGCCATGCAGCAGGGGCAAACCGCAGGCAACGCGCTGCTGGCGCAAGGCGCGGCGTATGGCAGGGCGTTTGGCGATCTAGGCTACTTGGGCGGCCAGTACCTCGGTTATCCTCGCCCGTAAGGAACGGACATGGCACTCAACTTCGGCATCCTCTCGCAAGTTCCTTCGTTCGGCCAGCAGTTCGCAGCCGGCCAGCAGGCCGCGCAGGCGCAGCAGGAGCGCAACATGCTGCGTCAGGCGCAAGTCGAACAGATGGCGATGCAGCGCGAGAACATGCTGGCGCAGCGCGAGAACATGCTGGCGCAGCGCGGCGAACGTCAAGCGATGGCCGCTGACCGCGAGGAGCAGGCGAGAGCCCGCCGCGCTGCTGCCGTAAGGCAAGCCGAGGCCGATGAGTATTTGGGGAAAGTCAGCGCGCTGTTTGCGCAGAACAACACGCCGCTCAATATGGCCACGGCGCGTCAGGGCTTGGCGTTTGCAATCAAGTCCCGCGACCCCAACGCCATTCAGATGATGACCAAGACGGTCCAAGCGTTGGAGGAAAAGGAATCCTACACGGCTGAAGCCAATCGTCTTGGCCTGCCGGGCGCTGCGGCGCCTGTTGCCCCCGCCAATGCTCTGGCTGCGCCGCCCGCTGCCGCCGCGCCCGCGGGCATTACTCGCGAGATGGCGCAGCAGATGATCCTCAGCCCTGACCCCCGCATTCGTGAGCAGGGTAAGGCGCTGGTGAGTACGCTGCCGAAGGAACTTACGCCGCGCTCATCGCAGCTGCTGACGCCGGAAGAAGAAGCGCAAAAGACGCGCATCGCATTGGCCAGCCGCCCGCCGCCGCAACCGCGTGAACCCAGGGAGCCGCCAGCGCCGATTCCTGTGGTTGACCCGGCCACTGGCCAAGTGAAGTATGTACCGCGTGATCAAGCGGTTGGCATGACGCCGCCGCAGTTCATGGAGGGCCTGACGCCAAAAGAACGTCAGAAGCGCGAAGCGCTGTTCCCGAAAGCCAAGCAGGCGGTCGCCACGGTTGAAACTACGATGGGTGATCTTGTCGCGGACTTGGAAAATCTTGCTGCCCATCCCGGGCTTACTGGAATCACGGGCGTTGTCTACGGGCGCACCCCGAGTGTGACTCCCCAAGCTAGAGAAGCGCAGGCTTTGTACGACAAAATCGTGGCTCGCGGCGGCTTCTCGGAATTGCAAAACATGCGTGCGGCGTCCCCGACCGGGGGTGCTTTGGGTAACGTATCAAACGTAGAAGGCGCGCAACTCAAGCAAGCCTTCGCCGAAATTGGCCGGGAACAGGCTACAGAAAGCGTCAAAAAGGCGCTGTTGCGCGCGGCCGAGAACGCCAAACTTGTCAGGCAGCGAGCGCGGGAAGCGTTTGAAGACACTTACGAGTACCGGCAAAGCGGCGGCGCACCAAACGCAGCGCCTGCAGCCACCAAGTCTGGCGCAACTGTGAGTAACTGGTAATGCCGCGCGACATCACGGTCACCTTCGACGACGGCACCTCGCACGTCTACCGCGGCGCGCCTGATGACGTTACGCCTGACGCGGTGCAAGCCCGCGCAACCAAGGAGTTTGGCAAGACTGTCAAGTCGCTTGACGGTGGTCGGCAAGCCGCACCCGCAACCCCCGCAGGCCAGATCCCCGGCGCAGCGCCGGGTATGGTAGCCCCGCCTGCGGTGTCATCTGAAGTTCCTTTTGGTCGGCGCATTCTGGGTGCTCGCCCAACCGGGCAAGATGCCATTCAGTTTGTACGACCTTCAGTCGAGGCGCTGGGCAGCGCGGGCGGCGCGGTGCTGGGCACGCCTGCTGGCCCCCTTGGTGTTGTGGGTGGCGCCGGCCTTGGCTATGGGCTGGCCAAGGGCGGGCTGGACACCCTAGAGACGGCGCTCGGCTACCGGCAGGGGCCGACATCCGCACCACAGGCCATTCTCGGCGCTGCGCAAGACGTCGGCGTTGGTGGTCTGATGGAGGGTGTTGGGCGCGGTGCCGTGCAGGCGCTTGGCAGTGCCGCCGGCAAGATCGCTGATCTGCGGCAGATCCCCAAGCAGAAAGCCGCCGACATTGCCAAGCAGGCGCTCGGGCGCGATCTGGAAACGGTGATCGGCACGTTGCGCAACGCGCCGCCCAACGCCAGTGTGGCCGAGATCACTGCGGGTATTGAGAACCCCACTTGGCAGGCGCTGATCCAGCGTTCGTTGGAGCGCGATCCGCAGTTCGTCCGCAAGTTCAACCTGCTGGGCGAGCGTGAGTCGCGCAATGCGTTGGCGCAACTGGCTGGCGGTACGACCGCTGCCGAAACCCGCGCCACTGTCGAGTCGGCCAAGAATGCGCTGAACGCCATGACCGGCCCGCAGCGCGAAGCGGCGTTGAGTCGCGCCAACCTTGGCAAAGCGGTCGCGGAATACGAAGCGCAGGCTGGCAAACTCGGCGCTGAGGCTGCGGCAGAAGTGCAGAAAGTGCGCGACCTGATCAGCGCCGGCAACGCTGCCGAGGCTTGGGCGCGGCTCGACCTCATCAAGCGCGGCCTGCCGGTTGGCGCCACCAAATACACGCACTTTGGCGAGTTGGCCGACAAGGCGTTCAACGAATGGTCAAGCCAAGCCGCCAACGCTTCACTTGACCTCGGCCAAGGCGCCCGTTTCGCGCAAGGAGCGGCGGATGCGCTGCGCTCGGTCGGCATCAAGCCGCTGGAGGGCGAGCCGCTGATCCGCAGCCTGACAGCGGCGGGGCGCAACCCTGAGTTTGCCGGCAACGATCTGATCAGCGGCGCGTTGAAGAACGTCACTGATGACATCGCCAAGTGGACAAGCAGCGGCGGCGTCATCGACGCCCGCGCCCTTGACGCCATCCGCAAGAACTCCGTCAACGCGGCCATTCAGCAGTTGCGGCCTGGCATGGACGCCACCGCGCAGCGCAACCTTGCCGCTGGCGTGCTGTCCGAAATCAAGCCCGCGCTGATCGACGCCATTGAGTCGGCTGGCGGCACGGGCTACCGGCAGTACCTCGCCGACTACACCAAGGGCATGCAGCAGATCTCCGAGCGCAAGCTGGTGGGCGAGGCGGCGCGGCTGTGGAAGACCGACAAGGACGCCTTTGTAAAACTGGTGCAGAACGAGTCGCCCGAAGTGGTTGAGAAATTTCTCGGCAAGGGCAACTACAACATCGCCACCGAGGTGGCTGACTCCACGTTGGAAACGCTGCGTGCGCAGGCCCAGCAACGCATCAAGCAGGTATCGGTCAAGGAACAGGCTGGCGAAGGCCAAGCCGCGCTGCGCGAGTTGCTGCGCCAGAACGTCTCCAAGTTCCGCCTGCCGTCGCATCTGAGCGCGTGGGTGACCAACACCAACAGGTCACTGCAACTGCTGGAAGAAGCGGTCGGCAAGAAGACGCTGGACACGCTGACGCAGGCGCTGAAGACGCCGCAGGGCGCAGAGGATTTGCTCAGTACGCTGTCAGGCGCGGAGCGTCTGCGCGTGTCCAAGTTGATGCAGAATCCATTGGGCCGAGGCGTGACTGAAGCGGCCAAGATTGCGCCGTCAACAGTCATGCCTACGGTCAACGCCCTCGCCCCCGAGTCCCAAAACCAAAACGCCTTAGCACCATGAGCGACATCGACCCCGTGAAATTCGGTCTGCTGATCGGCCAGGTCAAGACACTGGAAGACCAAGTGGCAGCGATGCAGAGTGACATCAAGGAGTTGCTGGCCTTGGCCAACAAGGGCAAGGGCGGCTTCTGGATGGGCATGACCATCGCGTCTGCGTTCGGCGGCATCGTGTCTTGGGTCGCTACTCACTGGCCTGGCAAATGAACTTCGACACTGCGTTCGCGCTGCTGCTTGGCCACGAAGGCGACTTCAGCGATCACCCGGCTGACCCCGGAGGCAAGACCCGCTTCGGGGTGACCGAGGCGGTGGCCCGCGAGGTCGGCTACAAGGGCGACATGCGCGAGTTGCCGCTGGATCTGGCCAAGCGGATCTATCTTGAGCGGTACTGGAAGCCGATCCGCGCTGACGATCTGCCGCCAGGCATCCGCTACGCCACGTTCGACGCCGCGGTGAACTCGGGCCCGCGTCAAGCCACGCTGTGGCTACAACGGGCGCTGGGTGTGGAAGCTGACGGCATCATCGGCCCCAAGACGCTGGCCGCAGCGTATGCGCAGGACATGAACGCGTTGCGGTTGCGGGTGCTGGCGCAGCGACTGCGCTTCATGACCAACTTGGCCAACTGGCCTGCCTTTTCGCGCGGTTGGGCTCGCCGTATCGCTGACTTGATGGAAACCTGACGTGAATCCGCTGATCCTCGGCCCGATCCTTGAGATCGGCAAGACGCTGCTGGATCGGTTTGTGCCTGACCCGGCGCAGAAGCAAGCCGCTGAGATGGAGCTTGTGCGGATGGCCGCGCAGGGTGAACTGCAGCAGACCATCGCACAGCTTGAGATCAACGCCCGCGAGGCCAGTCACGCCAGCGTGTTCGTGGCCGGCTGGCGCCCGTTTTTCGGGTGGGCCGGTGGTGCAGGATTCATCTACGCCACGATCCTGCAGCCGCTGCTGGCTTGGCTGGCAGCTATCAAGGGCTGGCCCACACCACCCACGCTGAACCTTGATCTGCTGTGGGTCGTCATCACCGGCATGTTGGGGATTGGCGGGCTTCGCACGGTGGAGAAGTTCAAGGGTGTGACGAAATAGCCGCCTCGCGCTCACCAAGCGGGTTCTGTAGCAGCAGCGGGCCAGCGGTGTAGACCCACCGGAACTTGGTCCGCGTGGTCGGGTCGGCGCGCTTGGTGCGGGTGACCCAGCCTGCTTGCTCGGCATAGCGCAGGGATGCGCCCACGTTGTTGGGCTTTATGTCCCACTTGATGCCGACGTCGTGGGTTGTCAGCTCTTCTTCGGGATTGCGGGCAAAGAAAACCGCCACGTGGGTGACGATGCTCATGGGTTGCCCCTTGCTCTGATTGCTGCGGCGCACCTACGCGCCTCCATATCTTCGCGGTTGTTGTCGCCCATGTAGCGGGCGTCACACACCTTTGCACACGCCTCGCGCTCGGCCTCCACCTCGATCTCGATCTCTCGCTCGTAGCTGCGCTGCTGCAAGGCCAAGGTGTGCTCGTAGCTTTCGCGCTCCTGCACCGTCTGCTCCAGCGCAACCTTGAGGGCTGTGATGGCTTGCTCCATCGGGCCTTCGTAATCGGCCAAGACAAAGCCGTACTTGTTGATGTGCTCCCACGCCTCCAGCGCCTGCTGGGCGGCTTCGCGTAGGGTGGTCATACCAACACCCCCACCGCAAGCGCAATCGCACCGACAAGGACAACAACGCACAGCCCCAGCACCACCAGGGTGCCCAAGGATTCAGGGGCGTCATCAACGCCGATCTCGGTTGCCGCCTCAGCCGCCTCGGGGTAGCGGCCTTGCTGGTCAAGGCCTTTGGGTAGTTTCTTCATGCCGCACCCCCACCAAACACCAGCACCACAGCGCCAGCGCACGCCACCAATCCGATGGCGAAGATCAGAGCGTCGATGACCTCCAACTTCCAGAACTCTAGCCCGTAAAAATTGGACTCGTCCTGACCGATCTCAGTTGCCGCCTCAGCGGCTTCGGGGTAGCGACCTTGTTGGTCACAGCCTTTCGGCATCTCGCTCATGCTGCCTCCCGTGCCAACGTGTTGCGCAAGCGTTCGATGCGATTCTGGTGGTACGTCACCATTGCCTCGGCGTATTCGCGGGCGCTGTAGGCCTCCAGCAGGCTGCGGTGGGCCTGGTCGAGTTCGCGCTGCATGAGTTCAGCGTGGTTGATGTTGCCGCACAGGCGGCGGATGTGGTCGCGGATCACTTGATTGCCTCCTTCAGAATTTCCATGCGTTCCCGCGCAGCGCGCAGGACGGTGTAGCGTTGATGCAGCCGCTCCAAGATGGTGACACGGCGCAGCGTCTTGCGCTCCTGCTCCAGCAGGGCGCTAACCTCCTGCTCAGTCTTGCTTGACAGGTGCTCGTTGAGCCATCGCCAGTTCATGCTTCTTCTCCAGTGTGTTGATGGTGACCAGCACCCTATGCAGCCTGCGCTGCGCCATGTTGAACGCCTTGAGCGCAATCTTGTGCTCGGCCCGCGCTACCTTCAGCCGCTCCGCAAACTTGTTCACTTCAGTGCCTCCAAGGCCAGTTGGGAAAGGGATTGCTTGTCGTGCAGCGCCGCCCAGATCTTCTGGTC